GCCGCTTTTCTCCATGTTGCTCGCCACCTTGGCGGCTTTGGTCACCGTTAACAAGGTATTGGCGGCACGCTCGCGGGTCTGCTCGATCTCGTCCTGGCTCTGCTGCCATAGCGGGCGCCAAGCGAAGGTCCAATTCTTTGGAACGCGCCCCCGCGTCGGCCCGCTCTTGCTGAGAAACAGGTAACGAACCAAGTGGCGCAAGTTCTGGTGGTAGTGGTTGCTTTGGACATTCTCGGCAAGGTCTGCTACCTGGGCGCGCTCGCCCTCTTTGAGCTGCGCCAGCCCAGTACTGCCGGATTGGCCGTAGAACACAAACTCCGGCAGGCGGCTTGCGCCCACCACCTCTTGCCGAAACTGGTTCAGGATGCCATCGACCCCTTGGAAGCTGTGCTGTAAGTGCTCGATGCTCTCATGTTCAGCATCGTAGGCCAGCACGTTGAACACGCTATAGCCAGCTTTAAGGGCTTCGATCCGCTCGCGGACCTTCTCCTTATGGGGTTTTGGGCTGCTAGTGCGGCGTGCCTTACTAGGACGGTCGTGGGCTTGCCCTTCGATCAAATGCTTTAACCCCACAGTCGGCACGCTGAAACGCTGGGCAGCGTTGGCGGCACCGCTGAGCGAGCCGCGCAACTGCTGTAGCGATTCCATTATCTTGCGAACGATGGAATCGCCCAACCACCCGTCTGACAACTCCGAGGCAAAGTATTTGGGCAGCCGCCACCAGCTCGTAAACGGAAGCACGCGGGTGTGGTGGATCAGACCACGTCCGCGGCTCAGATCGTTAGCGGCGGCGTAAAAGTAGTAGTATTCCGGCTCAAGCTTGCCGCCCCACCACTCGCGATCGTCCCACCAGGGCGCAATCTCCCACCGATTGAATTCGCGCAGTCCGGCGATCCGCTTGATATTGCGCTCGTCTACTGGCTCCCAAAGATCGCGGCCATCGTCTACATCCAAAATGAGTGCAGCACCGGCGTGTAGGTTGGCGTCGCTCTGCACGTAACTGAAATAGCGGCGCACGTCGAGCGAGCCTCGGTTGCCGCCGTTGATTGCCTCCTCAATGGCAGCGCTGACCGATTCGTCGTAAGACTCGTCGCCGATCTCCAAGTCGATCCCCCGGCTAAAGGCGGCGTGGGGTAGGTAGTCGCAGGCCGTGCTGATCTGCCAACACTGGGCATAGGCCGCCTCAAGCAGATCCCAATAGAGGTAGCGCGGGTAATTGAACGTAGTTCCGGCCGTGGCGTCGGAGTTGGGATCGCCTAGATTGGTGCGACTGTTGTACAGCGCACTCCCAATCGAGCCAAAGCTATCGTAGGTGGGGAGGTCTTGAACCATAGCGTCGCTAAGTCCCTGCACCTAGGGTATCGCGCGCTAACCTGGAGGCATGACGATTGATTTCGGGCTAAAACAGCGCCAGCAGAACCTAACCGTCCACCAGGGCAAAACGGCGCTGCTCACCGTTTTTATCACCCAAGCCCCCTACGCCCGAATCAAAAAGACAACCGTGTCCAGCACCAATACGGTGCTGACAACAGATCGGCTGCACCTACTGGAAGCCGGGGACTACATACACATAACCCAACACGACGCTCGCCCTAGCCTCAATGGCGTAGCGCAGGTTACGGCCGTCCCCTCTGGAACGGAGATTGAACTCGATCAGGCCGTTGAAGTGGCCGGCGGGAGCAAGGGAATTCTGGGAAAAGCGGTTGACATCAGCGATTATGCCTTTTTCGGCGCTATCCGCTCGATCGTTAACCCCAGTGCCGGCTATACCATCAACCTGCCTCGCCTGGCACCGGCCGAAGGGGTGGTTGCGAGCGCGGATGCCAACTCGCGCAGCTTATTGGTAGAGGGGCACAACAACTTTCAGCCCGGCGATCGCATAGCGGTTAACGAAAAGGCCGATGGAACGGGGGCGACCCTGGTTGGTGACGAACGCGTGGTGTTCGCGCAAACGACCAACGAGCGTGCGGGGTGGCAAGCCAGCCTGCTACAACTTGACTCGCCCGTTCAGCAAGCTTTTGAGCGGCGCCCGATCGTCTCGCGCAGTACCTGGTTTAGCGACCTAGTCGCCGACACTAAAGAGGGTCCGCAGGGGCGGGCTGTCGTTCGGTTCCCTGCCTCAGAAACGGCCAAGATACGAGTGCCCCCCGTGCGCAGTGGCAATCAGCCCGAGTTGCGATACGAGATCGCCTACAAGGTAGGCGGCAACAAATACACCTTGGTGTACGGCAACGTAGAACCAGTCCCGCAAGCAGCGCTTGTCTGATGGTTGACAACCTGGGCGTCCAGGTAATAACCGATCCCCTGGGCGGCGACAATGAGGTTTTGCAATTCCTCAATGCCGGCGTACAAGGGCCTGAGGGGCCTGGCACGCTCGATCAGGTACCGCCGCTTGCCCTAGACGAGGGGACGGACGAATACGAGACTAGTCTGGGACGCGAGTTAGAAGGTGGCGAGCGCTTTTACGTCCGCTTTGGATCGGTCAATACGACCCAGTCACCAACTCTTGAGAATTCAAGCGGCACGCGCGGCCCGCTTCCCCTACGACAGCCAAATGGGCGGATTGCCACTCGGCGAATTCAGCCGAGCATTTATCGAGTCTGGCTGGACACAGTAAACGACCGCTATCTTGCGGATATAACACCCGCTACTGAGCCCGTTCAACAGATTAGTAGCAACTATGACGCTAGGGTTAGCGAACTCCTGTTTGCCGATACGAGCGGTGGCAGCTTTACGATTACACTGCCGACCGCCCAGCTTGACCCTACCGACGCAATTAGCATTATCGATGCCGCCGGCAGCTGGAGTCAGAACCCGCTAACCGTGGATGCTAGCGGCAATACGATTGATGGTAAAGATCGCCTGATTTTGGATACGGCGAACCGCCCGATCGAGCTGCGCCCTCTCTCCAATGGGCGGTGGATTTATGCTGTCCGATAAATAACTTATGGCACTTGACGCCGAAACGCTACAAATCCTCAACCAGGGCACGCGTGGTCCGCAGGGTCCGCCAGGGACGGCACAGCTCTCGGGTGTTGCCACCGAGGGTACGACCGACAGTTATGAGGTCGATCTGGGACGGCAACTGGGAGATGGCGAAATTGCCTGGATCCGTTTCCCCAGCAGCAACAGCACCGATTCGCCGACGCTGGATAACTCGTTTGGTGCGCGCGGCCCGCTACCGTTAGTGCGCTACAACGGCGCCATGGCGGCGGGGCAGATTCTTGCCCGCTATCACCTAATCTCCTATCAATTGAGCAACAACCGTTACGTTGTTGCTGACCCTGCCGTTGGCGAGGTTGCCGGACTTGGGAATGTCCTAAACGCACCACAGATCGTCAACTTCGGCGGCCTAGCTGGTGGCGCGGCCGGAACAGCCACTAACCGGCCAGCACCAGGCAACGCCAATTTCCTCTATTGGGAAACCGACACCCAGCGCATTCTCCGTGACGATGGCAGCACCTATAACGTATTCGGGCGCGGTGCCATCCCGGTCGAGCTGGAATCGCTAACTGCCACTGAGGCAACCCAACTACTTAACCTCGATACCACAACAGTTGACGCAGCCCAGTGGGGGTATTTGGGGAATCTAGGCGCGCCGCCCGTCGAGGATGCTGGCGGCGCTATCTCGCTAGCCGGCGATATTCTTACCGATCGCCCAGCCGCCGGTACAGCAGGACGCTTTTACTACGCTACCGACGAGCAGCGACTTGAGTACGACAATGGCAATGCCTGGGTGGAGATCGCCAGAGCCCCCAGTCAAATCCAACCAGGGGATCTAGGGTTCGACCCGGCCACTCAAACTGAACTCAACGACCATGCAGGACGTACGGACAACCCACACAGCGTTACCAAATCGCAGGTGGGGCTGGGTAACGTGCTGGACCTGGAACAGGTTGTCAATTACCTTGCAACCCCCGGAATTCGGAGTGACACCGAGGCCAATCGCCCCACCTCGGGCGACACAGGGCGAATTTTCGTCGCAACCGACACGCGCCGGGTATACCGCGACACGGGGAGCACTTGGGAGCTTCTGGCGCGAGGTGCAATCGTGCAAGGGCTGGAGAACCTAACGAGTGATGAGGTGGCCCAGCTTGCCAACATCAATAACGCGACTGTCTCGAACGCGCAGTGGAACTATTTGGGGGCACTGGACAACTCGCCTGTAGAAGAGATCGTTGGCGTTCCTGAACTTCAGGCCGATACCAGCGCTAACAGGCCGGCTGCTGGAAATTCGGGGCGGGTCTACTGGGAAACCGATACCCAAATTTCCTACCGCGACAACGGCAATGCTTGGGTTGAGTTCGGGCGTGCACCCAGCCAGATTCAACCGGGCGATTTAGGATTCGATCCAGCTACCCAAGTCGAACTTGATAGCCACGCCACCCGCACCGATAACCCGCACAGCGTTACCAAGTCGCAGGTGGGGCTGGGCGGCGTACTCGAACAGCGCGACTTGGGGACATTAAGCTCCAATACGACAATAACCCTAGGCGACAACGCCCGAACCGTCTCTTTTACTATTGCTGCTGACATCACAATAGACTTTTCTTCGCCTGATACTCGCGATGAGGTCATTTTGCACGTGACCCAAGATTCTACAGGCGGCCGAGCCCTAGATGAAACGCCGCTGTCTCCTCTTTACCCAGGCGGCACAAAGCCGGAACTTTCAAGTGGGGCAAGCGCGGAAGACATCCGGGTTTACTCAACAATAGACGGTGGGACGACTTGGTACGTTGACAATTTAGGCACGGACTGGAGCTAATGGTTGGACTAGTACGTCAAAACGCCCGTACGTTTAACCCAGTGACTGCACGGGGATTGAACTTCTCTAACGACGATGCCAGTTACGTCGATTTGGGCAATATTGGCGTGCTGGAGGGGCTTACAGAACTGACGATCGAGTGCTGTATTTGGATAAGGAAAAGTGCAAATAGTGGCGCTCCAAGGATTGTGTGCTCGGACGATAGCAACGTTGCCCATATTCAGATCAATGATCTTCTTTCCTCAAGCCAGTCCTTGCACTTCCGAGTTGCAGACTCCGGTGGAAACTGGAAAAGTTTCGTGTCTGGAACCGATCCAGTTTCCACGAACGAGTGGATCCACGTCGCCGCCATTTATGACGGGCAAGACGAAATCTTATTGGAAAACGCCCGAGAAGTCGGAAGGGTCCGGATAGGGAATATAACGACCAACGCGCCAGGCGACTTGATGGGTATTGCGTCAAAACAAAGCTCAGGAGCGCATTTTGGAGACGATGGGATTATTGGTTGGGTCCAGGAAGTCAAGACCTGGAATAGAGCCAGACTCCCTTCTGAAATTGCCCGCGATATGCGGCGACAACTTAGCGGTCGGGAGCCTGGACTGACTGGGTACTGGCCTCTAAACGAGCGGTCGGTGGGCACTGCCTACGACCGCTCTACCAACAAGAACCATGGGACGCTAGTAAACGGACCGCAGCGGCTGGAAACGAAGGCGGCCCACCCCCACTACGTCTCGTTAGACGGGGACGATGACTACCTCGACTTCGGCGACAAATCGGTCTTCGAGTTTGCCTCAGGGCAAAGCTTCACCGTTGAGTGGTGGGCTTACCAGCCTTCATCACAAAGCACCACAGGTTCTATATTAGCCAAAGGATACGCAAATCCTGTTGAACCCGGGGACACCACGCCTTGGTATAAGTCACAGTGCGCCTATCAAGTAGATACTAATGTCGGTACCCCCGCAGCTGAATTTTACATTAGGGACTCCTCCGATAGTGACTCTAGAGCAATAGGAACAACCAACGTTTATGACGCTTGGCATCTTACGTCCGGAGTCTACGACGCTTCGAACGCCGAACTCAGACTCTACGTTGATGGACAGTTAGAAGATACGGTCACCGGCGTTCCCGAAGACGCTTATGGGGCCAATAGCGAAATTTTGGCTTGCGGGGTTAGCAATGGCGAGTTCGTTAAATTTGACATCTCTGAACTCCGAATCTGGGCCGAAACTAGAACGCAAAGTCAGATAAGAGATAATCTTTACACCAATTTCTCCGGTAATGAAACCAACCTTAGGTTTCTTGCGCAGTTCAATGAGGGCGGTGGCGACATCGCTCACGATAAGACGTCTAATGACAACCACGGAACGCTTGCCGAGTACAACTCCACCGGAAGAGCATCTTGGGCGGCGCCTCAACCGCCGAGCCCGCCAGCTAGCGGACAGGGCATGCCCTACTTTCTGGAATTTGACGGGAGCGATGACTACATCGCTCTAGATCGATCGTTTGCCACCCAGGGAACTTTTACCGAGCTAACAGTCGAGCTCTGGATAAGGATCGACTCTTCAACTGACGGGGGGCGAGCTGCTCTTGCTTTTGACGGGAGCGAGTATTTCAGCGCGTCAACTGGTGATGGGGTAACCGCAAACACTAAGGGCGGGGTCCCTGTATTTCTAACAACCGACAGCAGCGGTACCTTTCACGATTTTTTTGGAAATACGGACATAACAGGTACGGGTTGGCGGGTTGTCTCCTATGTCTTTGATGGCGATAAAGCTATATACATTGACGGGTCGCAAGATGCCACTGTCTCCGACCCGCACAGTGGCAACAGCCTCGGGACGGGGGCAAGCCGTTACGGTTTTATAGGTGACGGCTCAGAGGCAACAAGCTTTGACGGTACCAGGAATGAATCTTATTTTTCTGGGCGAGTTGCAGAGATTCGTCTTTGGGAAGTTGCACGAACCCAAACTCAAATCCAGGACAATCTATATGCGCACTTCAGCGGCCAGGAAAGCGGCTTGCTGAACCTCTGGCAGTTCAACGAGGGGGGCGGGACTACTGCGAACGACAAGGCTGGCTCGGGAACGGGAACGCTAAAGTCGGCCGATGGAAGTGATTTACCAATTTGGCATAAAGGATAGAGCTGATGGATCTACATTTCTTCGACCGCGATACGGGCGAGTTTCTTTATAAGTGGGAGTCGAGTAAGCCCCAGATCCCTTTTAACGCCACTGATGTTGAACCGCCATCACCGCCCTCAGGTGAGGTTGCCGCTTACCGAGATGGCAGCTGGAAAACGCTTGTCGATAACCGTGGAACTGTCTACTACGACGACAGCGGCGAACGATACACCATCCGAGAGCTTGGCAAGACCGTACCAAGCTGGGGGCTGCCGGACGTTCCCGAGGATGTTAAGGCTGAAAGGCGACGGGGCCGGATTTTCGATCAAATTGAGGTCAATCACGATCTAATCGCTTTCAGTGGGACAACTTTTACCCGTCCAAGTGATGGGAAGGTTTACAAAATTCCAACTAATTCGCGGACTGCTACTCGCATTACTACTAGCGACGTTCGCACGATTCGGGAAGCAACGCTAACTCAGCGTTGGCTTTTGGAAGGGCAAATTCTGGATCTAGACTCAAGCGACCTTAGCGCCTTCGCCAAAGCCCTTAACGTCCACATCCAGAAAACAGCGGATCGGCGAGCTTCACTCAAATCGGCCTACAATTCAGCTCCCAGCGACTATGACCCCATTGATTCATTTCTGGGATGGCCGAACGAGATCTCCTATTCCTTAGGTTCTTCACAAACTGCCGAGGTACTGCCGACAGATGGAGCTGATAGTTTTATTGCCGTTCGGGCTGACAGTGGAAACAGCTCGGTCGTGTACGTAGGTGATAGCGACGTCAGCAACAGCACCGATCGTAACGGCGCCAATCTGTATCCCTCTATTTCTCCAGACGAGAAATTCTTGAAGTCCGCGCCACCATTTAGTCTTTACGGGTGGGGGTCAGCAGGCGATTTTCTAAAGATTGTAGCCATCTAGTTACTACCGCCATACGAGGCGAGTCGAACGTGGTTAGAAGCATAAACCTGAAATTCTGACCTCCCAGTGGCCCACATCGATCCTTGAGAAATTTCCCCATCAGATCCTGACTGTATAACACTTTCGCCCAGATTTATAGCGCTGCCCAGGAATTGTCCGTTCGGGGTATTCGGGGGAATACCCGTAGCAGTTCCGTCCCAAAACTGCTGTGGAGGGAACCCGGACATTATCTGATCTCTCTCGTTTCGCCCAGTATCACTATCCATTGTCGGAAAAAGAGGCGAAGCATCCTCATGCTCTGTTAGGTAAAAACTTGTCTCGGCCCAATAGCCCAAAGATTTTGAGGGCTCACTGTCATTTCCGCCCCCAGGCTGATCCTGAACGTTCTCCATCCGGGCGTTTTCGGTGTTAAATCTAATTTCCCCACCTAAGGCTCGGGTTCCAGATACCAACTCGCCGCCGACACACAGATCGGCTACGCCGGAGAGTTGGCCGTTAAAAGTAGTATAGGCAACTGCGTTGCCCTCGACTCCTTCATTGAAGTTGGGACGGGTAACCTCTCCAGTTGTCGTTCGATTAGAGGAGGGGCCAAACGCCGCAGCAGTCGAGACAGTCGGCCAAGTCAGACGAGAATCAACCCTGTCTTTTCTATTTCTGTAATTTCTTCCCCTGGGATGGTAAGGCGGGCCTTCTTCCATCCACGCCGCCTTCGAGCCTGCTGCGGTCTTGGGAGATCCTGGGACAAGCTCCCCTCCAGATTTTGCCGCGTCATCTTCACTAACGCGGAGCGCTTGTTGGTGTGCGAGCGCCATCCAGGCCATCATTATGTAGGTCCAGCGGGGAAGGGGAAAGAAGATGTCTCCTCTTACCTTAGCCAAGTCGTAAACCACTCTCGGGTCGGCGTTTTTGCCACTATTCGATTCAAAGTTTCGGCTGAATATATTTAGAGCCGTGCTGTTGCAAAGGTCCGCCGATGATACGCTGAAAACACCAGCAGCGTCGAAACTATATCCGGCAGTGATAGGCCACCGAAACTGGCGGGAGATGGGAATGCCCCGACTGAACGCTGGGAAATAGTCTCCCCAGCCGTCAGGAACACTTAGATCGAAGCTATCGGCACGCAAACGATACTTCCGGGTCGTGCCGTTAACAACCCCGAAGGTGGGAGAAACTTTCAAGTCCTCGCCCCCTACGTTTGCGGGGTCGTAAATATTGTTTCCCTCAAAATCAGTTTCGTCCTTTCGATAAGGCACAAAATAGCCCAAAATGATTCCGGAAGGGTTCCCGTATTTATCGCTTTGGAGGTGGGTGTACCAAGTGTCGATCTCCATCGAGTTGCGACCGGAAGGGTCATTGGTTTTTAGGAAGTTATCGCGAATTGCCTCCCACTGACCCTGCGTGACAATTACCTTTTTGGAAGTTCCAGATAATTGATACCCCTGATCGCTAGTAGCTGAAACTGACTCACTCCCATACACAACGCCGGAGTCAAATTCCGGAAGATTAGGAGAAGCCCCGCGAAAGACCTCATCAGGATCCAACCCATCGTCTATTAGCTTTTGTTTTCTGTAGGTTCGGCCGTCTAGATAATTAAAGATGCCAAATCTGTCTTTAGAATCTGACACTCCTCCTGTCAAAAAATGAGCGTAGTAGTACGTATTATCGGAGGATAACTTAATTCCTGAAAAACCTCGAGCTATTCTATCTTCATTGCGCGTGTACTTGAAGCTCTTCGCGTCAATCACCCGTTCGACAGAGCCAGTGTCTTCATACCTGTTTTGAACGTTTTGAATTAGGAAACCTTGCCCCTCAAGGAGGTTGTGGTTATTGACCGTCCTAACAACCATCGTTACGTCCCAGACTGGAGAGTCATTTTCCGGGTCGTAGCTGTTGCCAGGAACGTCGTATGGTTCAACCGGGTTATAATCTACCTGCAACCCAGGGAAACCTGACTTCGTAACGTATGAGTTGCTCCCCGAATCCCATTCAGTATAATTGTTCGAGTCGATGGTAAGAGCGCGATAGTCGGACGCCTGCGGCGTATAAACGTCAGAGTAGTACCCGTGATTCGGAGTTCCCGAACCATCTTCGCGACCGGCACTTACGTGCCACTTGTCGATAAAGATACCCGGTTTTTCTTCGCCGCCATTGATGAAACTGCGCTGCAACTTTGTTGTCGCGTCCGGCTCGTCTGTGAAATATGGTCTTATACTATTGAAAGGAGTTTTCGGGTTGCCCTCGACCCCTTGAGAGTGGGCGGGCGTGTGATGCTCGTCTGAGGCTCGGATGCCCATGGCATGCGCGGGGATGAAAACCATTTCACTCCCGCTTGGCCAGTGGAGGTAGTTGCCGTAGCGGGCGCTTAAGGGATTCCGCGTCGCGCTCGCCGCGTGTTGCCGCCCTGGCACCGCACACCCCAGCGCGTCCGTTTCGGCGAACTCATACGGAAGTTCACCCGGGTAGACTCCGATGCCAAACCCGCGCGTTCCGGGGGCACCAATGCTCGCTAAAAACTCCTCCCAAGAAACCTGCTTGGTGAAGTTACGAGGAGTAAAGCGCTGAATTGCGATCGGCATTGTTATTCGTAGGTATACTCGTAAGCGGCGTAAAGTTGGTCGGGCAACCCGTTGTTCGTCGAGGTGGATTCGGTGCCGGCAAACTCTCGGAACGCGTAGGTTGTGCCTGCTCGGAGTTCGTCGCCAGCAACAGCGTTCGTCGCGTCTACGTCGTTGTCGGCATCCTTGCTACTCGTATATCCCGCCGGAAGCGAGTTGCGATAGGTAAGGACATTCGTTGAAGGCACCTCACGGATCGGCTCGCCGGTTACCTCGAAGCTGGGGTCTTCGGCGGCCCGGACTGTCAGGGGCATTCCCGCCTCCAAGCCGTGAGCGCTTGATGCGTCAACTTGGGCAATATTGTTAAGGAATACCTCATCGCCGCTCACCCCCGACACGTTGCTCCCACCGTTACCGTAAGTGAAGCGGCTATCGTCGGAAACCGACAGGCCACGCTCGGAACGAACGACTTGAGGGGCTGAATTAGGGTAAGTAAAGGTAGCAGAATCGGTCGCTGAAACCTCAACTTGCCTTACATCAAAACTCGCATCTGTATCGTACCAGCGCAGTTCTTGCCCCGTTAGATCGCTCGTATCGCCTTGCGAAGTACTGTACTCTAGTTCCGTACTGCTAGAAACATTGTCAATCTGAACGTCGGTGACCTTTTCAACATTAGTGCTGTTGGCAGCAATAACGTCAATGCGATCGCCCACACTCAAGCCGTGGGGGTTATTAGTGGTAACGGTCGTCGTTCCGCTAGTTCGATTAGCCGTGAAGTTGGTGGAAACAATTCGGCGACCGCTCCCCAGCAATACGGACGCGTAATCTCCCGTGTTAAATCCGTGCCCCGCGTTGACCGCCACCGTCTCTGCCGTTCCGCCAGACCGAGTGACGCTAAGCTGAAGCGCAAAATTGACCGGCTTAACAACAGTCGGGCCGCTGTTGCTGTAAGTGTAAGTAAACGCGCCCTGGCGTGAAATTGTGGCATTATCAACATCAAAGCTTGCGTTGCTATCGACCCATCGCAATCGCTTGCCCGCAAGCCCAGTTACGTCCGGCTTGCTTGTTTGGTAAGTCAGTGACTGAGAGTCAGGGATACTCTCAATTCTGACTCGCTCCTCACTATAAAGCCCAGCTTCAATATCGATTGTCTCACCCGTTGAAGAAAAGCCGTGGGGGCTTGCTGTCGTGACTGTCCCCACACTCGCTGAAACAGCAATCGTAAAATCTTCGCTCACCGTGCGAATGCCGCTGCCGATCCGGATGTCGAGCACTTGGCCGTCTGCCAAATTGTGAGGGGAGCCACTCTTAACAGTAGCTGTGCCACCTGCACGCGTTACAGTAAGCGCTGTCGCTACCTCCCGTTGAGCGACTTCAGTATCGTTCAACTCAAAGCTAGTATCGTTCGAGGCAACAACCTGAACGCGATCGCTGTCGATCAGCGACAAGGGGGCATTCGCGTCATAGATTGTTGCTATCGAGGCGAGTCGCGAGAGCTGAAAGTTTGTCGTTACGCTCTGCTGCGTTTCCCGAGTCAAATCGAAACTATCAGACGCAACCGCTGCTGTGAAGCCGGAAGGCGGCGCCCCTACGATTGGCCCCACTCCAAACGTACTAGCTCCCGGTTCCCCAATTGTTGTTATTTTTCTAGCTAAATTGTTTTGAACGATTGGGCGCTGTTGTAGGGCTAATTGCCGCTCGCGAGCAACTTCGGCGATAGTTTGAGGCAGGTTGTAGCTGTATTGCCCGAAAGTGTTGCTTGAAGCGAGTTCGGT